AGCCGCAACCGCCGGGGACCGTGGAGCCACAACATCGAGAGGGAGCGTAACCGTCGGAGTCAACGGGACTGGATTGGTCCGGGGCAACGGCGTAAAGATCCGTGGCGGATTGGGCGCGATCCTGGTTATCGCGGAGGAGGAAGAAAACAGCTATGATCTTGCCCACTGGAAGGCCGTTGTGGTGGATGGTAAGACGGTAAAGGCGGACACCTGGTACAAGCTGATGAATGGGGAACTGGTGGAGGCAGAGCAATGCTGACCATCGTGATTCGGGTAGACGCCCCGCCTGGTCAGGCCATCGGCGTGAAGGAGCACCGGGCCATGTGCCTGGAGCGGTACGGAGATACGCGGGTGGTGGAGATCCGGGAGACCGGGGTGGAGCAGATGAGGATGGAAGGGGCCAAACAACATGAACTGCCATGGGTGTAGATGGCTGGACGAGACGTGGCCGCAGGGGGCCGGATATTGCAGCACAGTGCAGCGGTCCAAGGACTATCACACAATGCCCTGCATAATAGACTGCGGGCAGCGTGCGCCGAAGGTGCGCAGGCCAGAGTTCCAGCGGTGCGAATTATTCGAGCCGGGGGATTTTAAAACTAGGTTCAAACGGGAGGACAACCATGACGAATGAAGAAGCGGCCCGCATCCTGGACCCGGAAACGCGCCGGAAGGCGCTGGCGGAAATCGAGTATTATGGCGGATTCCGTGGGGGGGGAGGCGGTGATTGAGGCCTCCAACGAGGCCTGCCGGATTGCGTCGGAGGTGCTGAGACGTGGCACGTCCCACCCCTCCGACCGGGGGGCGTGGATCAGCGTCAAGGACAGGCTGCCCAAGGATCGTGGCAATGTCCTTGTTGTAGCTTTTTGGCATGAGCGGTGGGATGTTTATATGGGTTGGTGTGCTCCAAAGAGATCGGAATGGAGTGTTCATATTGGCATTGGCGACAGGAGCGATGTTGCTGTTTCCTACTGGATGCCCCTGCCGGAGCCGCCGAAGGAGGACTGACATGGAGAGATTGACAGAACTGCATTACAAAAAATCTGATGGGTATTACGCCCGGTGTAGCGAGCATTGCAATGACATTTGCGATTGCAACTGCGAAAAGTGGGGGGAGATTGTGGACCGGCTTGGAGCCTATGAGGACACTGGCCTGGAGCCGGAGGAGATAGGACTGCTGGCAAAGCAGAGAGCCCTTTACGTGGACGCCTGCGGAGAAATCCCCCTTAAAAGAATCCGCAATCTGGTGCAGGCATCCCCCTTCAGAGGGGCTATCTACCCTGGAGCCACGGTCTATTGCATTTGCGAGGACTTTCCATGTTTTTATCCAAAGACGGGCGGGCGGTACATTTCTGAAGAAACGGTCGGGGCTGTTGGTGTTGGCCGCTTTTACGTTGGAGACCCGTCGGATGATACGATCTTTGAGGAAAGTGAAATTGGCAAAACCGTATTTCTGACCCGCGAGGAAGCCGAAGCAGCGCTGAGGGAGGAGATCGCCGATGAGCGATAATGATACACTCCGCAGGATCGTGGGGCGGCTGGGGCCGGAGGAGATCCTGTGTCAGTGCGCGGAGGAGTGCTCTGAGCTGGCCCAGGCGGTGCTCAAGATGCGCAGGGTGCTGGTGGGAACCACACCGCTGACGCAAAGCGAGGCGCGGGTCCTTATCAATGAGGAGGTGGCCGACGTGCTCAACTGCGTGGAGGCCCTGGAGGCCATCAGCTTTGTGGACCGGGGCCAGGTGGCGCGGATCCAGGCTGAGAAGCTGGGGCGGTGGGACAGGCGGACTATGGAGGGCGTGACATGAGCGGGATGCTGGACAAGCTGCACCGGAAGCACCAGATCGAACTGGAGGTGACGCGCCATGTGACCAGGCAGGAGATGGTGGATTTCGCAGCCATCGCCCTAAACGACGCCTTTGGGTTCGGGCCGGAGCGGTGCAAAAAATTTGTGGACGCACTGAACGCTGCGGTGAACGAGACGGCGGACATGATGGACGCAGACACCAAGGATATGGAGTACACCATCGCAAAATTTGAAGATCGGCTGAAGCAGGTAGTCGGGCCGTACTATGTGGACAGGAGCGAGCGGTATGGGTAAGGAGTGCGATGGGTGCATCTATTACAAATCCTTAGGAGCCTGTGGAGAGGGGACCGAAAAAGCGTGTCACTATCTTCTGATCTGTGGAAAGCCGAGAGTACGCGATGGTGAAAAGTGTCGGTCCAGACAGGAAGAGAAGGTCCGCCGCAAGAAGAATGGAGGGGGAAAGGATGTTGGACACAGAACAAGCAGCCAGGATGTGCCCAATCTGCGGAGAAGATAGTTCCGTATATGACACGAGGGAAACGCCAAACGGAAAAATCATCCGCAGGCGGAGATGTACAAAGTGTGGGGCACAGTTTGAGACAGAGGAAACATTTGCTAGATTTACCCCCGGAAAAAATCAAAAAAATTTTTGAAAACCCTATATATAGGGGACAGGCCTCAAAATATCTGAGAAAATGGGGGTGGGTAGAGATACCCACTCCCTTCTTTCTTTTGCCCGGCTCCGTGGCAAAAAACGGGCCCTCCTAACCAATGTCCTCCCCGATCTGCACAAGGGGCGGCAGATATGCCGCAGGTAGAACCAGCCCAAGATACGGGCCGGAGGGTCGCGCCCTCCATGCGGCACCAAATGAATCATGGGTGAGCCCGTCTCGCTGAAAAGATGGGAGGGTGGGATCTGGGGATAAAATGATGGGGTGGTGACATGGCTGCACGACTGACGGATAAGCAGCAACGTTTTGTTGCGGAATATTTGATAGACCTGAACGCGACACAGGCGGCTATTCGGGCAGGGTACAGCAAAAAGACCGCTGACAGAATTGGGCCAGAACTGCTTGGGAAAACTTGTGTTTCGGAAGCAATACAGGCGGCGAAAGCGGCCAGAAGCAAAAGGACGGAGATTACACAAGACCGCGTTCTGGAGGAATATGCAAGGATCGCGTTCTTTGATCCTAGGAAGATGTTTGATGCAGATGGCAACCCGCTGAATATTTCAGAACTGGATGACGACACCGCGGCGGCGGTTGCCGGTCTGGAGGTTATAAAAGAGGTTGACCCAGACACGGGAGTTACCTCATACACCAAAAAATATAAAATCACGAACAAGCTGGGAGCTCTGGACAGTGTTGCAAAGCACCTCGGAATGTTCAACGGAACATTTGGAGCGCCGAAGGATGAGACGAAAGAGGACGGGCTCAGCCAGAGCCTGAGAGAATTGGCAGAGGAGTTGGAAAGCGATGATTAAGATTTACGGTCGCAGCGATGACCTTGTGGAAATTTACGGTAGCGTTTACAAAGAAGACGAAATCGGCTGTTTTGACCATGATGTTCGTATCCGTTTTTTTGATGGGACGATTATCCGTATTGGCTATCCTAAAAAGGACTTAGGCGTTTGGTGGATTGAGGTTGAAAAACAAGGGACGGCAAAACAGGTGTTGACATTATGTGATGACGAAGATGACGATATTTATAGTGACATCTTCGAAATTGACGCGGAGATTAAAAGCTATTCTGTGATCAAGCAGAAATATCCGAACAGACCATGATTAGCAAAAAACAAGCAAAAATCCTCGCCTTTCCCTATTCCAAGTATGACGCGCTGATCTGCGACGGCGCTGTGCGTTCCGGTAAGACCTCTATCATGATGTGGGCGTTCGTCCGCTGGGCGATGGAGAATTTCAGCGGTCAGCGGTTCGGCATCTGCGGCAAGACTGTGGACAGCGCTTCCAAGAACATAGTGGTGCCGTTCATCTCCATGTTCCTCGCCAAGGAGCGCTACACCATGCGCTGGCGGCGGGCAGACAAGGTGCTGGAGGTCCGGCGGGGCGCAGTGACCAACTACTTTGAAGTGTTCGGGGGAAAGGACGAGAGCAGCTTTGCACTGATCCAGGGCCGCACGTTTGCCGGTGTGCTGCTGGACGAGGTGGCGCTGATGCCCCGTAGTTTCGTGGAGCAGGCGTTGACCCGCTGTTCTGTGGATGGGGCAAAGTTGTGGTTCTCCTGCAACCCGGAAAGCCCGCAGCACTGGTTTTATCTGGAGTGGATCAAGCGGCACAAGGAGCGAAACGCTCTGTACCTGCACTTTGAGATGACAGACAACCCCGGTCTGAGCGCCAAGACCATCGAGCGCTATCAATCCATGTTCACTGGCGTATTCTACGACCGGTATATCAGGGGTCTGTGGGTGCTGGCCGAGGGCCTGGTCTATGACTTCTTCGGTGAGGAGCAGATCGTGGATGAGGTCCCCGGCAAGGGTGAGTATTACATCTCCTGCGACTACGGCACGCTGAACCCCTTCTCCGCTGGCCTGTGGTGCTGGGATGGGAAAATGGCCACTCGTGTACGGGAATACTACTACTCCGGGCGAGAGAACCAAAGGAACAAGACCGACGAGGAGTATTATACCGATCTGGAAGCCCTGGCCGGTGATTTACCTGTTCGGGCGGCGGTGGTGGACCCATCAGCGGCATCGTTTATCGAGACCATCCGGCGGCACGGGCGGTTTAAGGTGCGCAAGGCACACAACGAGGTGGTCCCTGGTATCATGACTACAGCACGGATGCTGCGGGACGGGACGGTGAAAATTCACCGCTCCTGCAAGGACAGTATCCGTGAGTTTGGGCTATACCGCTGGGACGATAAATCCACGGAGGACAAGCCAATCAAGGAGAACGACCACGCCATGGACGATATTCGCTATTTTGTAATGACGATTCTGCGGCACAAGGTACGTAAGGCAAGCCAGCCGCAATATATCCCGCTGTGGGGGAGGTGATTTTTTGCTTACATATCAGGATTTGCTTGCCTTGGGCGAAGATGAAAAGTCTCGCATGGAATTTATTTGGAGGGCGATCAACGAACACAAAGGCAGCAGGGCCTATCAGATGGCGGTGGATGCCGAACTGTACTTCAATGGCGAAAACCCGACCATTAACCGCTATGAAAAAATCATATACGACATGCAGGGCCGGGCGCACCGGGATATGTACACGGCCAACCACAAGATCGCAAGCAGCTTTTTTGGCTTTGACGTGCAGCAGGAGGTTTCCTATCTGCTGGGAAACGGCGTAACATTTCACGGGACTGCCACAAAAGACAGGCTGGGAAAAAAGTTTGATCTGGAAATGGTGCGGGCCGGGAAGTATGCGCTTATCGCTGGTGTGTCCTTTGGCTTTTGGAACTTCGATCATCTGGAAGTGTTTAAGCTGCGGGAGTTTGTGCCGCTCTACGACGAGGAAAACGGCGCTTTGATGGCTGGCATCCGGTTCTGGCAGGTGGCGGATGATAAGCCCCTACGGGCTACGCTGTACGAGGTGGACGGTTACACGGACTACATCCAGCGCAGCGGCGAAGATATGACGGTTTTGAAGGATAAGCGCACTTATATTCTGCGCATGCGCACCTCTGCGGCAGACGGCACGGAAATTTACGATGGGCAGAATTATCCGACGTTCCCCATTGTGCCGTTGAAAAATGGCGAGGATGCGCTTTCGGAACTGACGGGAAAGCGGAACACCATAGACGCGCTGGACTTGTGCACCTCCAACATGGTCAACAATGTGGATGAAGGCAACCTGATCTATTGGGTGCTCACCAACTGCGGCGGCATGGATGATATGGATGACGCAAAATTTCTGGATGCCGTGCGGACTACGCATGTTGTCCACGCCGGCGGAGAGGGCGACGAGGGTGCGAGCGCCGAGCCGCACACCATAGAGGCTCCGTTCAACGGCACTAGCGCCACGATCGACATGCTGAAGCGTAAGCTGTATGAGGATTTCCAGGCGTTTGACAGCTCGGCGGTGTCGGCGGGCAATCAGACGGCCACGGCCATTGCAGCCAGCTACACGCCGCTGGATTTGAAAGTGGATGACTTTGAAGCCAGCGTGACGGAGTTTATCCTTGGGATTTTGGAACTTGCTGGAATTGACGACGAGCCGAGCTACACCCGTAGTAAGATCATCAACAGATCGGAAGAAACTCAGACCATCCTAATGGGCGCGGATTACTACGATGACGAGTACATCACCAAGAAGCTGTTGACCATCCTGGGTGACGCTGACCAGTACGACGAGCTGATGAAGCGGAAGCAGGCCGAGGAGATGGAGCGGGTGGAGGAAGAGACTGAATTTCCGCCGCAAGAGGAGATTGAGGTGAGGGAGGATGTCGAGACCGGATCAGGCACACCTGTGGACGGATAAGCAGCTTTCTGACCTCGAACGCCGCATCGCCCGCGTTTACCGGGAAGCCTGGGATGACCTAGAAAAGACGGTAATCGACTACTTTAACCGCTTTCTGGAACGTGATGAGGAAATGAAAAAACTCATCGGGACGGAAATCAATGGAAAGGTCTGGACAGAGCGGGATTATGAGCTGTGGCGGCTCAACCAGATTGGGCGCGGAGAACGATTTGATGATTTGGCCGTAAAGGTGGCAGAGAGGTACACAAAGGCCAACGAGGTAGCCATTGCCTATGTGAATGACGCCACGCCGGGCATCTACTCACTCAACCGCAACTATGCCGCTTACACCATCGAGCAGGTGGCCGGGAACGTGGGGTTTACCCTATGGGACGAAGCCACTGTAAAGCGGCTTATCGTGGAAGAGCCTGACCTGATGCCCTACTACCCGAAGAAAAGGGCTCTCAAGCGAGGCATTGACCTCAAGTGGGGCAAGAAGCAGATTACAAAGAGCGTCACCAGCGGGCTTTTACAGGGCAAGAGCGTGGGCAAGATCGCCACCGACCTGCAAGCCAGGGTGAGCGAGATGAACCGCGCCAGCGCTGTGAGAGCGGCTAGAACAGCTGTCACAGGGGCGCAGAACGCCGGACGTATGGATAGCTATAAAACTGCTTCTGATATGGGAATCAAGGTTAGAAAACGCTGGGTTGCCACAAAGGACGGACGTACACGGCATAGCCACCAGAAGCTGGACGGGCAGACGGTGGAATGGGACGAGCCGTTTACTTCCGAACTGGGGAAGATACGATATCCGGGAGACCCACGGGCCAAGCCTGCAAATGTCTATAACTGCCGTTGCACTCTGCGGACGGTAGAAGCGCCCGGTATCGAAGCAGAGCCACGCAAGATGCGTGTGCGTGACCCTAAGACGGGCCGAAACGTGGTGGTGGAGGAAATGACATACGAGCAGTGGGAAAGGTGGGTGAAAAGCCGTGCCTGATTTGGGCGGTGTGGTGTTCAAAGATTACAGCGCCGAAGTGCTGGAGGCCATGCATGACGCCGTTGTGCGGGCACTAGAGCGGTGCGGCGAACAAGCGGAAGGATACGCAAAAGACCTTGCACCCGTGGATACAGGAGCAGGCAGAAACAGCATTTCCCATAAAGTGGATGAATCCGAACCAGCGGTATATATCGGGACAAACCTGGATTACATGATTTATCAAGAGCTGGGAACCGGCAAATATGCCGAGGGCGGCCGTCCCACGCCGTGGGTGTATCAGGACGACGAAGGCAACTGGCACTGGACGGCTGGAAATCCAGCACAGCCTTTTCTCAAGCCAGCGGTGGCCGACCATGCGCAAACTTACAGGAACATCATAGAGGATGAGATGAAAAATGGATGAAAGGCAAATCAAAGCCATTGAGGCCGTTCTCGCAAAAGGAGACAGAATAGAGTTGATTCCCGTAAAAGATGGTGTTAAAATTATACATGTCAAGCGGGAAGAGCTGAAACAGAATATTGCTCCCGCCTCTAAGCGTTGAGGCGGAAGGACCGAACGGGGTCAACTACCGAGGATTTCTCGGTGGTTGGCCTCTTTTTGTTAAAAAAAAGACCGCCCCGAAGGGGCGGCGAAAAATCAGTTAGTTTGCTGATATAAAGACGTCAGAGCATCGGTCAGAACCTGAGAAAAGTTCACCTGATGCTTTTCGGCAAAGGTGTTGAGCCATGCCGGAATGGTCAAGTTTTTTCGAACGGCTTTGCTACCATACTTTTCCGCATAGGCGTCTATATCTAACACGAGCAAGTTAACAAATGCGCCTTGTTCCACCCGGACTGCTTCAATAGGCCTTGCTGCCGGAGCAGCGTTTCCATCTTCTAATTCGTCCAGTACCCAGCCAGAGGCGGCGTCCTCTGCCATAAGAATTGCGTCAGCTAACGTACCCCCCTCTGTAATGCATCCAGGCAAATCAGGAATGACTACGGTATATCCTTCTTTTTCCTCACAGGGGCGAAAAACAGCAGGATAAACAAGCTTCATAATAAATTCCTCCTATCTATGATGTCGGGAGCGCGGGGCCTATTTCAGCCCCGCTTGCTCCAGAATTGATTTTGCAGTTCCCTTATCAATGTCACCTTTGTGCTGTGGGATTGTAACCTTTCCGGGTTTGGTTGGGTGTTTAAACTGCTTGTGGGAACCTTTGGTGTTTTTGTGATACCAACCATCAGCAAGAAGTATTTTTTCTATTTCTTTTGCTGTCATTCCGTTCCCTCCTTACAATTATATTATACGTATAATGCGCGTAAATGTCAAGAGGTTTTTTGGTAAACACCGCAAAGAACAGCGGTTTTTATATCACAGTCGCCCCCAAGGGAACGGGGCCGAAGAAAAGGAGACTGATTATGGCACTGACCAGACGAGCCCTCAAAGCTATGGGCATTGAGGACGAGAAGATCGACGAGATCATCAACATGCACACCGAAACCGTGGACGGCCTGAAAGCCGACGTGGCGAAATACAAGGCCGATGCGGAAACCCTGCCCGGTATCCAGAAGCAGTTGGAGAAGGCGCAGGCCGACCTTGAGGCTGGAAAGAAGGACAGCTATAAGGTCAAGTACGAGGCCCTGAAAGAAGAATTTGAGGGCTACAAGAGCGAACAGACCAAGAAGGAGGCCCGTAGCGCCAAGGAAAAGGCGTACCGGGAGCTTCTGAAACAGGCTGGAGTGAGCGAGAAGCGGCTTGACGCTGTGCTCCGGGTGTCCGATGTGGACAGTGTGGAGCTGGACGAAAAGGGCACAATCAAGGACGCAGATAGGCTCACGGAGAGTATAAAGAGCGAGTGGGCGGATTTTATCGGCACCACCTCCATCCAGGGCGCACAAACTGCCACACCTCCGGCCAGCACCGGCGGGAACGGCATGACGAAGGCTGACATCTACAAAAAGGATGACCATGGCCGGTATGTCATGTCTGCCGCGGAGCGCCAGAAGGCGCTTATGGAAAACCAAATTACATGAAAGGACTGAATTAAATGGCTGCTACGAAAGTTGAAAGCCTTACCAATCCGAGGGACTCTCTGCCCAACACTTATACCAGCGTGACGGCCCGCGAGGTGGATTTTGTCACCCGATTCAATGATAACTGGGAAGCGCTGCGCACCATCCTGGGCATCATGCGTCCTATCCGCAAGACCCCCGGCACGCAGCTGATCTCTTATACCGCTGACGTAACCCTGGAGGACGGCGACGTGGGCGCTGGCGAGGTCATCCCGTACAGCAAGGCGACCATCACACAGGCCACCAAGGCAGACCTGACCATCAAGAAGTATGCCAAGGCCGTTCCCATCGAGGACGTGGACAAGTATGGCGCGGAGATCGCCGTGGAAAAGAGCGACGACGCTTTTCTCACTAAGCTCCAGAACGTGGTGTTTGGGGACTTCTACACCTTCCTGAACACCGGTTCTCTCACCGGCACCGCAACCACCTGGCAGGCCGCCCTTGCAAAGGCCCAGGGCGAGGTTCTGAACAAGTTTGCGGTTATGGCGAAGGATGTCACATCTGTTGTTGGATTTGCCAACATCCTGGACGCCTATGACTACCTGGGCACGGCGGACATTACTGTCCAGACCCAGTTCGGCATCAACTATGTCAAGGACTTTATGGGGTATTCCACTCTGTTCCTGCTTCCTGCTACTGTTTCCGGCAATGCAGCCATTGCGCGTAATACGGTGATCGCCACCCCTGTGGAAAACATCGACCTGTATTATGCCGATCCGGGCGATAGTGAGTTTGCCCGGCTGGGCCTGAATTACACCGTACAGGGCGAGACCAACCTAATCGGCTTCCACGCTCAGGGCAACTACAGCACCGCTGTGGGCGAGAGCTACGCCATTATGGGCATGAAGCTGTGGGCTGAGTATCTGGATGGAATTGCCAAGATTACTGTTTCGGTGGGGGGTTAATAGGGTCTGACACCTTAACGCTATTCCCCAGCAGTCAGACCCTATTGGGGAAACAGGTCTCTGATTTGGTCGGTGATGATCTGACGGTAAAAGCTGATGGCTCTGTGGTTGGGACATTCCATTATGTCTCTGACTATACAGAGTTCAGCAGCGTCCCGGAGGAACAGAGCGGGTATTATTTCCCGTTCCACCTGACCAAGACAGGGGCCAAAATGACATTCAAGAAAAACGGTTCTCCCACAAAGGAAAACATCCCGTTTGACGCAGATATTGTTTTCAGGGTGAGCAAGGATGACACCTTCGAGGTGCTTGTTGATGATTCCAGCGTGGTGAAATTTACCTTTACAGGGGCAACCTTTGAGCCACAAGGCAAGGCCAAAGTCCGGTCAAAACGATAAAAGGAGGGCGGCGTGATGCTGGAAGAAGTTTTGCAGAGCCTGAACAACTGGTTTCTGGTGCCTGACGGCATCCACACCGGAGAGTTCACGGTGCAGGACGGGTGGCTCACGCTGCCCTTTCTGCAAACAGGACAGTATTTCAGGGTGGTGGGGTCTGTCTTCAATGACGGGCTTCACCAATACCCGGCCACAGACATGACCGGAGAGACGTTCACTGGCGCTGTATGGGCGCTGGCGGTCCCAAAGGCTGTTATTACTCTAAGCGAGGAAATAGCGGCCTGGAACGAAAAGAACGGAACCCCAGGGCCGTACACGTCGGAATCGTTTGGTGGCTATTCCTACAGCAAGGCCACCAACGCCAGCGGTGTAGTCGTTGGCTGGCAGGATGTATTTAAAAGCCGACTGAACGCATGGCGGAGGATTGGAGGGATTATATGAGCTTGTTAGACGATTTTGCCCATCCATGCGTGCTGATGGAAAAAAAGCGCGTGCCAGACGGTGCAGGCGGGTACATCGTGGAGTGGACAGAGGGCGCGGAGTTTGTCAATTATCAGGCCCTGGACACCTCCATGGAGGCCCGGAGGGCGGAGAAGGAGGGCGTGACCAGCGTGTATTCCGCGCTGGTGCGGTCCGACTTCCCCATCGACTACAACGACTATTTTCGGGACAAGACAACCGGCCAGATCTACCGGGTGACCTCTGACCCGGAGGAAAAAGTGGCCCCCAAGTCCGCCAGCTTCGCCCTGAAATTCTTCACAGCGGAGCGGAAGGAGCTGCCGACATGACCAAAAACAAGGCCCTGTACGCCTGGCTCAACGAGTTCATGCCGTTTTACCGGGCCTCCTCTGTCCCGGACGATGTGGAGTTCCCCTACGGCACCTATGAGTACATCGAGGATGCCTGGGGCGGCGGCGAGGTGAGCATGACCGTCAATCTGTGGTTCCATACCACCAGCGAGGCGGTGCCGGATGAAAAGGCCCAGGAACTTTCTAGGCGCATCGGATACGGCGGCGTGACCATCCCCTGCGACGGCGGGTACATCTGGCTCAAGCGTGGGTCTCCCTTCTGCCAGAGCCTGAAATACGAAGAAGACAACAACATCAAGCGGCGGTACATCAACCTGACCGCCGAATACCTGACTTTGAACTGAAAGGAGCGATACCATGGGAATCTTTACGAAAATCCCGCAGGACACCTTTTCCGAGTTACAGCTTGACGCCGGTGTTCTGCTGAATAAGTTTGACCCGGCCAAGGTGGCCGCCCCAGCGGATGAGGACATCATCTGTGCCACTACCGGCGGCATCAACATCAGCTGCGTGCCCACCTACTCCGACATGGGCGAGGATGTGGACAACTGCCCCACCAACACCAAGGAGTTGAAGCACCTGGACGGCTGGGACTGCAAGATGTCCTTCACCGCTCTGGGCACCTCTCCTGAGAGCATCAAACTTGCCCTGGGCGCTGCCACAGTGGCAACCAGCAAGGTCACCCCAAACCGTGACCTGAAGCAGGAGGATTTTAAGGATATCTGGTGGGCGGGTGACCGGGCTGACGGCGGTGCCGTGGCAGCCTGTTTGAAAAATGCCCTTTCCACTGGAGGTTTCGCGCTCAAGACCACCAAGAACGGTAAGGGGCAGGTTTCCGTGGAGTTGACTGGCCATGTGTCCATTGAGGCCCAGAATGTCATGCCTATGGAGTTTTATAGCTTCACCACCCCGCTTCCCGGTGCGGGTTGAGGAGGCAGGCCATGAGACTGTCTGACATCAAGGGCGACCGAACCCTGGAGGTCATTGCAGAGGTCATCGACCCAATCTGCAATATTGCGGAGGATGACGAGGCCATGTCCATGTTCCGGCGGGAGAAGCTGCCGGAAGGCATGGAGCCGAAAAAGTTTTTGCTGGCCCGTGCGCGGAAGTCGTTGCCCGTGCTGCTGAAAAAGCACAAGGGCGACATCATTGACATCCTGGCCGCCATCGAGGGCGTGTCCCCGGAGCAGTACCAGGGAGTTCTTAACCTGGTCAAGCTGTTTAAGGATGCCACCGACTTGCTGACAGATGAGGCGTTCGCCGAGCTTTTTATCTCCGCGCAGGGCGAGAACTCCTCTGGCTCTGCGCAGGAGAGTACCGAGGCCCCCTCAGCGTAAAGGCATTTGCCCGGTATGCCGTGTCCCGGTGGATGCGTGAGCAGAAGGACGAGGCATACCGGGTATATGTAACAGACGCGCTGAAAGCGGTGGCAGAGAACACCGCCAAGTACGCCGGGGGCGGTTACATCAAGGCCCGGTACATCGAAATTATTGACCCGCCCCCGGAGGAGACCCGGACGGGAGAGGAGATCATAGCGCAGATGAAGGCCAAGCTGGGTGCAATAGCAGAAAAAGCATAAAAGAAGCCCCCATAATGGGGGACTTGACTCACAGAGAAGTGACCGGCTCGTCTTCGATGTTGCACATATCTTTGAGCATTGCGGCAAGTTTTTGCCCTTTGTAGGCTCGGGTATCTTCAAATTCTAAAAACCCCTGCTCCCCGGTCTTTGACGTATAACTGATTATAAACACGCGCTTGATTTCTTTTTTCTCCTTTTTCCCAGTTCCGCTGGTGGCTCCAACAACTGCTCCAACGCCACCAAACAAAACACCGCCTAAAACAGCACGGCCAATCACGGATTTATTCTTTTCCACAATGTCTGTTTCGAATCCATAGTACACATCTGTAATTTGGCTGTAGTCCAGCGAGATAGGCTGCTTTGCCATAGGGGCCGAAAGTTCCATATGGTCATCGTAAAGAGAAATTTCAACGGCGTTGTTGCATTTTAGCGGGCCGACATCCTTTTTCAGCATGAAAAAATCGCTGATGAGGCTCCCTTTCCTACTCCTAAAAAAGCCCATAGGGTCTCCCTCCTTTTCCCTAAATATAGCACATGGAGATTAAATTTTCAAGACAGGGGGTGGTTTGAATAAACCTTCTTGACTTATATGCATCGATCACGCTCAGAACAGATGGGTTTGAAGATGGGATCGACCATGCCCGCAAGTCTCTGTCTGTGTTTGCGAGTGGCAACCTGGGCGCGGAATCGTCAGTAGGGAAACTGCGCAAGGCCCTCTCCCGCATCGATGGGGATGCTGAGTCTGCCAGCGACGCGATGAAAGATGCCACAGACTCAACAGAAGATTTTGGGGACGCGATGGATGATGCGTCGGACCGGTCTATTGGATTTGCGGATGTGTTGAAGGCAAATCTGCTCGGGAATGTGATTGTGTCTGGCATTAAGGCACTGGGCGGCGCAGTAAAAAACATGGCAGGACAGTTTATTGACTCTGCCGCAACAGTAAAAGCACAGTCCAGTCAGTTCGAGCAGACTTTTGGAGAGTTTCAGAGTGAGGCAACGGAAGCGATTCGCCGCGTAGCGTCGGAGGGTGGCATCCTGGAAACCCGCCTGAACACCCTCGGGAGCCGGATCTACGCGTTTGCCCGCTCTTCTGGCGGGGATGCAAGCGAAAGCCTCGGCCTGATGGAACGCGCCTTGCGAGTTGCTGCGGATTCAGCAGCTTACTATGATACAAGTGTAGAACAAGCTACAGAGACCCTGCAATCGTTCTTGAAGGGCAACTTTGAAAATGATGCAGCTCTGGGCCTTTCGGCCACGGAGACCACTCGGAACGCCGCCGCAATGGACCTGTTTGGGAAAGAGTTCAAAGAACTGTCGGAAATCCAGAAGCAGGAAACGCTTTTGAAGATGGTGGAGGATTCGCAGAAACTATCCGGCGCTATGGGACAGGCATCCAGAGAGGCGGACGGCTGGGAAAACGTCATGGGCAACCTGAATGAGGCGTGGAGGCAATTTCAAGCTAATGTGGGCACCCCCATCCTAGAGAACCTCATCCCGATTGTCCAGAACATCACTATGGCGTTTCAAGGGTGGATGTCGAGCATTGACTGGGATGCTTTTGGCACGAAGGTCAATGAGTTCGTCAATGCAATTATCGACAATGGTCCGACTATCATCTCTATTATTGCTGGCATCGGCGCTGGGTTCGTGGCCTGGAACGTCGTAACAATCATTCAGGGTGTGGTGGCCTCCATCAATGCGTTTAGGGCAGCAAATGAGGGCGCAACAATCGCGCAGCTGGCCATGAACGCAGCCATGAGTGCGAATCCGATCGCCATTGTCATAACTGCAATAACCGGACTCATCGCGGTTATCGGGACTCTTTGGGCCACAAGCGAGGACTTCCGGAATGCTGTTTCTGAAATATGGGGCAACATCAAGGATGCCTTTGTAAATGCCTGGGAGGCAATCAAGGCGGCCTGGGATGCAGCGCAGCCATATTTCCAGGCGATATGGGACACTCTTGTTGATATATTTACTCCTGTTGCGGAAGTTCTTGGCGGCTTTTTCAGCGCCGCCTGGGATGCAGTCAAAGTGGTATGGGACAAAGCCACCGGCTTTTTCCAAAACATCTGGAACACCATACAGGGCATTTTTGCTGTTGTTGAGGCTGTTCTCTCTGGAGATTTTTCAGGCGCATGGGAAGCGATCAAAGGTGTATTCGCTGGCTGGGCAGACTTCTTTACCGGCCTGTGGAATGACCTGACCGACATCTTTGCTAAAGCGTGGGATTGGTTTGTCGGGATCGGTGAAGACATCGTGAACGGAATATGGCAAGGCATCAAAAATATTTGGGGGAGCCTGAAATCTTGGTTTAGTGGGCTGTGGGACGACCTCGTTGGGGGAGTAAAAGACTTCCTCGGCATTCACTCCCCGTCCCGTGTCTTTGCCGGAATTGGTAAAAACATGGCCCTGGGCCTGGGCGAGGGCTGGGAGGATTCCTTCGGACGTGTCCGGGACGGCATCAACCGCGGCCTGGACTTCGGCGCAGCATCGGTGGATTTCGCTTCCTCCGGGCTTGGGGTGTCCTCTGCCGGCATCATCAACAGCATGGCGGCTGGGGCAGACGCAGGGCTTTCCGATGGTCTGACGGTCAATCTTACTCTGCCGGACGGAACAAAGTTCGCCACCTGGCAGCTGCCCTATCTCATCAAGGCAGGTTCCGCTGCGGGAACGCCTATTGCGGACCCTCAGTGGGCGTAAGGAGGCAACGGTATGACGCAACTGATATTAGATTCTGGAGGCGCATCTGTTGTCCTGCCTGAGACCCGCCGGGAGGCCTATGTTGTAGACGAGGAGCCGCTGAGCCGAAACCTGGTAATGATCGCTGGAAACATGGTCAAAGAGCTGCGGGGAGATGTATGGGTCATTGATTACCAGTATGGATATTTCAATGACACCGACAAGGACCGTGTGATCTCTGCCTGCAAAAAGGGAAGCCGTGAACCTATCGTCTGCAACTTCCTGATTCCAGACGAAAATAAGATGCTGACTTCCAGATTTTTTGTGACAGGGTACACACGGCCAAGGTTTTATTGGAGTCGGGATGATAAAGGGGCCACCGTCCCTGTGTGGGGTGGGTTTACGGTCTCTCTGAGAGAGGTGGATCCCCATGATTAACGCCACAGAGGAGTACAGGGTCGCAATCGTGGGCGCTTCCAGACGGACCCACCTCAAGGCCGTGGTGGACATCAGCGACCCGGACATGGCCTTTTCCGGCGTGGAGAGCAGTGGTGCGGCGGACTTTTCACAGCCGGCCCAGCTGTATGATCGGGTCATGGACCTGACGCCATACGCCACCCTGGAGCCCCACAGGTGGGTCCTCAATGGGCAGTTTCATCTGATCCCGGCAGAGGGGGCGGCGGATCAGGTTGGCTTTGTGGGGGATGTGCTCTCCGGAGCAGATGGGAGCTTTCCCGCAGCTGTGTGGGTGGAGGAGCGGTTCTCTAATTTATCCATCCTCCAGGCCTGTTCTGTCTACTTTCCGGGTGACGATTGGGATGGGGTTCCGGATACTTTCACCGTAGAGGTCAAACAGGGCGGCACGGTCTACTACACCAAGGAGTTTACCGGCAACCGGTCCAGGGCGGTCAGCCTGAGCGGCTTCACGGTCAATAACCCGGACGCTATCCGGGTGACGGTAAGCAAGTGGAGCCTTCCGGGCCGCCGGATGCGGGTGGCCGAGATATTACCCGGCGTGTATGAGGAGTGGACAGAGAAAATGCTGGTGGAGTTCAATGCCACACAGCAGACCGATTTTTCCTGCATTACGCTGCCGTATGGAACAATGAGCCTATCTTTAAATAACATTGACAAGCGGTTTGAGCCGCGAAAGAAAGATGGGCTATTTGCCTCCATCGAGGACAGACAGGGCATTGAAACGCTAATCGGTGTCGAACTGCCTTCCAGCGGAGTGGAGTACAAAAAGGTGGGAGTGTACTACCAGTACGGCGACGGCTGGAAAACCTCCAACAATGATATGTCTATTGACTGGTCGCTGGTGGATATTGTAGGGCTGGTGGCAGAACGCACTTATCTTCCGCCAACGACCCTGCCAACTACCCTGGAAGGCTGGATCTCCTCTGTGGCGGCCCAACTTGGGGATAATTTCAAGAGCCGCTACCACGTTGATCCAGACTATGCCAAAAAGCCAGTAAAAGCAAAGGATAAGCTGGCGGTGACCGGAAAGAAGTGCGGGGACATTCTGCGGTGGGCCTGTATGGTGACCGGCACTTTCCCCCGCGCGGATGCTGAGACAGGATACCTGACAGCGGAACCTCTATGGAACCAGGGGAACAAAACGCTTTTGACCGCGCTCGCTGACTACCCAACCATGAAAGCCAACAAGAGTGTGGCGTCCCTTATCTTTACCCTTGCGGATGGAACTCAATATGTGGTCAGTGGCAACAGCACCAGCAGTGAAAAGACCATCAATATTGAGAACCCATTCATCCACACCTCTGCCGAGGCCCTGACCGCGGCGCGGCTGATCCTCAGCTGCTACGGCGGAAACCTGATCGAGACCACGGGGCGGGGCGATCCATCCGGAGAGATCGGGGACGTGGACACCATCTGGCTGGATGAGTCCAGCGCCACCACCGCCCGGCGGATGATGCAGACCTTCAAGATCCAGGATGGGGCACTCCAGGGCTGTCAGAGCCGGCTGCTCCAGGCGGATGGGTCCTTCCTATTCCAGGAACGGGCGGTGGTCACCAAGAGCGGATCCTGGACGGCGCCGGCGGGAGTCACTGCGCTGCGGCTCATACTTGTGGGCAAAGGTGAGGACGGGACAGCCGGAACGGACGGCACCTGGGATGAAGCCGGAGCGGATGGCGTGGATGGCCGGGGGGGCCTTGTCTGGGCCGGGACGGTATCGATCAATCCGCAGCAGTCGTTCAGTGTCCAGATCGGGGACAACTCTGTTTTTGGGCAATACAGCAGCGCAAATGGCAGCCGTTTCCCGTTTGGCTATACGGACATTGCAAGCGGTGACAGTTTTGCACGGACCGGGGTCCAAAAGCCCGTCCCCGGCTCTGGAGATGGTGGCGCGAAGGGCCTGGGCGGGATCAAGGGCAACCGCCATAGAGAGCCAAGCTATGATTCCGAAGGGAATCCGGTCGGCTCACACTGGGAGATCGACAACTATCCTGGAGAGGGCACCGCAGGGCAGGCTGGAGTATCCGGCTGCGTCGTGATCTATTGGGACAAGGAGGGCGCATGAGTTTTGATTTTAGTTCTCTGGTGACAGATCGGACCCAGGCGGATGTGGAGACCCGGAACGACAAGGGAATCTATCAGGCGGCGGATCTCAACCGTGTCACAGCGGCGATGGAGGAGCTTGCCAATCAGTTTTCGGTTCTCGGGTACAGCACAACAGGTTATCAGAGGATCAAGGCTGTGGAGCAAGAGGCTCCGAGGATACCGGAGGGATATACGGAGTTGGAGTCCATCACAAGCTCCGGCACCCAATACATCAACACCGGGGTCAACCCAACCAGCAATACACGGGTGGAGCTGCGGATGTCCACAAGTCAATCCGGCAGCAAGACTGTGTTTGGATCAGACGTAGGGTGGACCGCAAACGGATTTGCCCTGGGCGTCAACTTTGCCCACTATGGTACAAAAAACGGGAGTTTTACCGGGCTTAACGACGGCAGGGAACATACAGTGGATTTCAACCACAACGCGATTTCTCTGGATGGGGCCAAGGTGTTGACCCTTGGTGAGGCTGTATTTGAGTTGGCATATCCGTTGTACCTCTTTTGCAATGACCGCTCCTCCGCCGCTCAGGAGCACACGAGCATGACACTGTATGCCTGTAAGATCTATGAGCAAACACGTTTGGTGCGTGATCTGGTCCCGTGTAAGGACCAGGCTGGCGCGATCGGCTTATATGACACAGTGGAGGCTCAGTTTTTTAAAAATGCTGGGTCCGGGGCGTTTGCGGCAGGGGCAGAGGTGATCCGGCCGGAGGTAGATCCCTATGAGTGGAAAGAGGGGTATTATTACCCCACTGTGGAGCAAATGGCTCAGTATATTGCCAATTTGGAGGCCCTGAGGCGCGTGATCGCAGTCCTGCCCACCACGCCGGATAAGCCGGATAGTATGGAACTGTTGGACCATATTAAAGCCAATAATATCGAGAAGATTCTGGTGGACATTAATAAATTACTGAAAAATATGCCCTCTGCCTGGTTTTACAGCGGAGAAGTAGAGTGCGGGGAGGTCTGAGTATGCAAGACAGAGTTCCAACTTATCCAGGACGGGTGAAATTGATCCCTGTATTGGGACAAGAGAACACCTATGAAATGGTTCGTGCAGACGAACCGACTCAAGAAGGGACACCGTTAAATAAAGCCAACCTACTTCAAGACTCCGTTGCTAAAATGTATGGGTTGCTAGAGTCTGCTATCCCCAACGATGTGTTTGCGTTTCTAGGAAAGTATAACCTCCATTGGTGGAGAAGAAGAATAAATACCGCTGGAACCATCGGTGAGTGGGAATACCTTTTCTCTGCTGACTCGAACGCACACCCGAAGAGTGGAATAGTGAGTGGATATGAATATGAGTATATTGGTATCCCTTATAAGAATTTTACAAGTCCACCAATTCAAGTCGCTTATGGTAAGTACACTGGGACGGGGACGTGGGGTGAGAGTAGCCCGAACAAACTAACTTTCTCCTTTGCCCCAAAAGTCGTTTTTATGGTGCAAAAAGCCTATGTGGACTCGTATGGAGTAAACTACCATGAACCTATTTATAGTGGTAGTACCGAAGGAAACGCAGTCATGGTAGCAGACACCCTTACTGAATCATTTCAATCAGGAAATGGTTTCTACGAGCTAGGATATATCAACGATGAAGCTAGATACTCATACGGGAAAAAATCTAAAGATGGAAAGACATTTTATTGGTATTTTTCTTACGACAAAGACCGTTCTGGGTCTCAGCTGAATAGCAGTGGATCCGTATATTACTGGGTAGCAATAGGATAAAGGAGGAAAGCGAAATGTTGTGGTATATCGACCCTATCCCAAATGACTCGGGAGCATACAGTCCTCCGCAGTCCACGCCCTTTGACAGTGCGATCCCACTGACAGATGAGCAGTCGGATATGCTGGTACAGCACAACGGCTTTGTGGTCATCACCGGGGAGCCGGATCCTGACACAGAGGGCAGTGCAGTGACAGTGGCACCGAACGCCGAGGCCTGGGAGGCGTGGAAATCCTCCCTCCCGCCTCAGCCGGAGCCGGAACCCACAGAGGCGGAACGGCTGCGGGCGGACGTGGACTTTTTGGCTGCTATGACGGGGGTGGAGCTATGAGCGTGTACGAGCTGGCCCGGAAATACTACCCCCGGCTGTGGGACGATGCCCGCATTGACGCGCTGGTTCAGGCCGGACGGCTGACCCAGGAGGAGCGAGAGCAGCTGCGCCGGGAGGCACAGGGGAGGGCATGAGTTGAGCATCCAGGAACTATTGACAGGCGGGGGCGGGCTGGTGGTCCTGGCGCTGACGGTCATCCAGATCGCCCCCATCAAACTGAACCCCTGGTCCGCCATTGCGAAAATCCTGGGGCGGGCCATCAACGCAGAGGTGCTGGCCGAGCTGGAGCGGACCCGGATCAAGCTGGACAACCACATCAAGACCGACGATGAGCGGGCGGCGGATATGCACCGGGCCAGGATCTTGCAGTTCAATAACGAATTGATTCGGAATATCCCGCATACCAGAGAGGAGTTCATCGAGATCCTAGCCGAGATCGATGGCTACGAAAAATTTTGCAAGAGGAACCCGAATTATCCCAACAGCCGGGCTACCCACGCCATTGCCAATATTGGCAGGGTGTACGACGAGCGGCTACAAAAGCACGATTTTCTGTGATTTGTGAAAGGAGGTGAGCGTATGGACTTTGGAATTGCGAGCGTGGCGGCCATCACGGTGATCTGCTATCTGATCGGCCAGGTGGTTAAGGCGTCCGGGGTGGACAACAAGTGGATCCCCATCGCCTGCGGCGTGTCCGGCGGCCTGCTGGGCATTGCCTGCATGGCCCTGGCGGTGCCGGATTTCCCGGCTGCGGATCCTGTCACGGCTCTGGCCGTGGGCATCGTGAGCGGCTTTGCGGCCACCGGCGTCAACCAGGCGGCTAAGCAACTGAGCAAGTGAAACACAACAACTGACAACATGAGAGGAGGAGCGCAAATGAACGCCAATTACATCTATGACATTTTCCAGACCTGTGAGGACCTGGACCTGCCCGACCTGACCATTGCCCTGGCCCGCCACAAGGAGGGCCACCCCATCCCCGAGGGCATGACGGAGCAGGGCATCAACGAGTTCATCGGAGGCCACTACGAGGCCCTGGTGGACGCATTCGCCGACCAGGACCGGGAGGCGTTCGCCGCAGCTGTGCAGGCTGGCATCCAGGAGGACGAGGAGCACCAGGCCGGTCAGGAGGGCTGAGCCCATGCTGATCTGCATTGACGCGGGGCATTACATCGGGACCCCGGGGAAGCGGTGTCTGAAGGACATCGATCCCGGGGAGACCCGGGAGTGGACCCTGAACCGCCGGGTGGCAGACCGCCTGGAGGCCATCCTGGCGGGGTACGACTGTCAGACCATGCGGGTGGACGATGTGACCGGCAGGCGGGACGTGACCCTGTCCCAGCGGGTGGCGGCGGCCAACCGGGCCAAGGCGGACGTGTATCTGTCCATCCACCACAATGCCGGGGTGGGCGGCGGCTCCGGCGGCGGCATCGTGGCCTATGTGGCCCCCAGCCATCAGAAGCAGAGTGAGGTGGTGCGGGACGCGGTGTACCGCTATACCGTGGCTTCCACCGGCCTGCGGGGCAACCGAGCACAGCCTCTGGCGGAGCAGAGCCTGTATGTGCTCAATTACACCACCATGCCGGCCACGCTGATCGAGCTGGGGTTTATGGACTCCACCACGGACACGCCTATCATCCTGACGGAGCAGTTTGCCGACCAAGCGGCGGCAGGGCTGGCGGCGGCGCTGGTGGAGGTGTATGACCTCCAGCCCAATGGCAGCGGGCAGGTCCTGATGACCGCGGTGCCGGCGGAGGATCTGACGGTGGAGCTGGTGGACCGGCCCAAATCCGAGTGCGGCGACAACTGCGCCAATGCTGGGTATTTCGCCAACTATTCCGAGGCGGGGGAGCCCTTCACCCTGCCTGCGGGCCATCTGGTGGCGGACTACAAGGCCGCGGGCAAGTGGACGCGGCACTACTGCCAGGAGCGCGGGCGGTTCCAGTGGGACCGGTTCACGTTTGACGCTGGCCGGTGGGTCTATGCCAACCCTATGTACGGGAAGGCGATCTCCACTCTGCTGATCTCTGGCGGCAAGGCCCGGGTGGAGGAGATCCGGACGGTGCCGGAGGGGACGGACTACGCCGTGTCCGGCATCCCCGTGCTGCGGGCTGGGAAAGCCTGCACCACCGCCCAGGCCAAGGGGCAGGGCTGGGACACCTCCCCGCTGCGGGCCACCTGGCACACGCTGGTGGGCCTCAAGGGAGACGGCATGGTGTACGTCATGGGGTGGCAGTCCAGGACAACAAATCTGCTGGACAGCGGCGAGGCCGCCCGGGTGTTCCGGGGGCTGGGCTTTACCGACGTGCTCAAGCTGGACGGCGGCGGGAGCTACTACCAGAGCCGGGACGGGGCGGCCTCCAGGACCGCGGAAAACCGGCGGATCAACAGCGTACTGCGCTGGACGGTGAGAGAAGAGGAGCTGGAGCCGGAGCCGGAGTTGACGGAGGAGCAGGCATGGTTTGACCGGATGATGGAGGACTGGATGGCCCGCAAGGCCAAGGAGCCAGCCAGCCAGTGGGCCCAGGAGGGTCTGGAGCAGGCCAAGGCCAAGGGCATTACCGAAGGGACCAGGCCCCGCAGTCTGGCGACCCGGGAAGAGGTCGCGCTGATGGTCAATAAGGTGGTTGAGTAAGATAGAAAGGACGTGACAGTAATGAACGCAAGAGGGAAGATACCAGAATCTCTGAGGTCTCTTTTGCGTTCAGAACTTGAGAAAGCGATTTATGAGGCTGCTTTACACCGGGATGATGACCTGATTGCCCGGAGATATATGATCGACAAGTGGGCGCAGGCTGACATTGCGGCGGAACTTGGGTGGGAACGGTCCACCATATCGCGGCACATCCCACATATTTTTGAAGAGGTAGGCCGAGCTGCGGCAAGAATCACACAAATTGATCACAAGTAACACACTCCCCCTGCTGGAACGCCGCCCAGCAGGGGATTTTTTGTGCGAAAATATAGCCATGGAGGACGTGGGGATATAGGGTTGGTACACGTCGCCGCCCTCCCCACGATCCTCCTTTGATTTTTGAAAAAGGACGTGTGTGGATATGACCATGATCGAGCGGCTGATTGCCGCAGGAATGACACAGGAGTGCGCCGCTGAGACAGCTATGTGGTTCAAAGCCCAGGGGGATGACGATGGCCTTGAGGCTTATGTGATCGCACTGGAGGCCAGCCATGTGGGCCAGGCATAACGAGAACCCCGACGGGCGAAACGTGGGAGACTGCACTGTTCGGGCCATCTCCACGGCCCTGAAACAGAACTGGGAGACAACGTATGTAGGGCTGTCTCTGCAAGGCTTCCTGATGGGCGATATGCCGTCGGCGAACCATGTTTGGGGCGCATACCTCCGAGAGATGGGCTTCCGGCGGGCCGTTATCCCCGACGAGTGCCCGGACTGTTACACGGTGGCGGATTTCGCCGCAGAGCACCCCAGCGGCACCTATATCCTGTCCCTGTCCGGTCATGTGGTGTGCGTCATGGACGGGGACTATTACGACACCTGGGACTCCGGCGGGGAGGTCCCTCTCTATTACTGGTGTAAGGAGGAATGACCCATGAGCTACCCATATTACAGCGGCTATCAGCAACCGCAGTTTTACCAGCCGCCCATGCCGGACCAGCTAGCCCAGCTCCGGGGGGCGCAGTACCAACCCCAGCAATTCGCTCAGCAGCCGCCCCAGCAGGCCGGCGGGCAGAGCATGGTGTGGGTGTCCGGGGAGCAGGAGGCCATGGGCTATCTGGTGGCACCCAACTCCGCTGTAGCCCTGTGGGACAGCAACGCCCCCACCATCTACCTCAAGCAGGCGGACGCATCTGGAAAGCCGTCTATCAAGGTGTTTGACCTTGTGGAGCGCACCAGCGTCCCGAGGGCAGAACAACCACCCCAGGGCATAGAGTTTGCCACCAAAGCAGACTTGGAGGCGCTTGCGGCCCGTGTGGAGGCTCTTACCGCAGAAAAAAAGCCCGCGAAGCGGGC